CATCATCAAACGCTAACTCTGCAATATCACAAACTACCGATTTGAATGTTGTTCCTGGGTCACTATATCAAGTAAATGAATTAAAAATCGACTGAATTGAACTTCAACCTTTTCCATTATTCCTACGGTGTTCATTCCAGTTTTTTCATCAAATTTTCCAAGCACTTTATAGATAGCACTTACAAATGTTTCACCCTCTTTAAAGTTGAAGAAATCTCTGATTCGTTTTCCTATATCATCAAAATTAATAGAACCTGTTACGGATTTAGAAATTGTATATGCGAGATATCCTGCACCTGCCAATGCGATTATTCCGAATATACCCATACCACTTACAATGGACGCTAATCCACCAAGAACTCCAGAAAGAATTCCACCACCGACTCCCATTATTCCAGAAAATACAGAACCTAGTAAACCAGCAGCTCCACTTATAAGACTTCCACCTATACTTAATCCTGTTCCTAAAACACTTCCAAGTCCTTTGACAATAGAACCAGCTAAAGAAGAAACAAATGAAAAGGTACTGAATATACCTCCAACTACACCACCCGCAATATCAGTTACTCCACCACTGGAACTTGGTGCAGCTTTAGGTGATTGTTTTTTAGGACCACCAAGTTTAAATTTATTGAAACCTGCTTCTGGTTTACTGTAAGCTTTTCTTCCAGATGCACGAACAAGTAATTGCATATTTTGTTTCATAATATTCATATCTCTAGCCATAGATGGAAGAACCATACTATTTCTAGCAGTAATACGAATTGCTCCCGCAGTAACACTACTCAATCCACTTCCAGAAGTACCTGCGGATTCTCTTTGAGCTTTTGCTCCATAACGATAACCTTGTCCAAAAACACCACGCATAACCTGTCCAAAAACACCTTGCTTTGGAAATACTTTGCGCCAATCTTTTTGTTCTTTCATGTTAGCAGCAAATGCGTTAAGAAGGGAATCGGACATCCCTTTTCCGGATTTAAGTTCCGATCTTAATATTTGTGCTAATCTAGATTCTTTTTCTGCCATGGATTATCTCTTTTTCCTAGTGTTTTTTTCTAGTTCTCGTTGTTGTTTTTCTTTTTCTATGTGTTGAACCAATAACGATACATATAATTCTCTTTCCCACGGTATCATATTTTCCAATTCTGTCAAACTATATTTGTGATGATGTACCAATGAAAAATTAGTTTGGTAATAGTTTGACAGATTGTCATGAGAAAGAGTTATTCGAAAAAATTCTGTACACCCTCAATAAAGATTTTATCTTCCATTCCACACTTAGGACATTTAAAATCAAGGTCTTTTTTTACCTTTGGCATAGTGTCAAAAAACTTTTTAATTTCTTCCAAGTGTTTTTGTTGAAGGTTGTCTATGAATTCTAACAGTTCTTGTCTTTCAGTATCTTTAGTATAATATAGATTATCACTATCGTAAATGTATTCTATACATTGTATCAATAGATCATATATTGCTTCATCCTCTGTTTTTGATTCGATTTTTCTCATCATTTCAAAAGTGGGATACTTTAACACTAAACCTAAATTATCAGAAATCTGTATTTTGTTAGTGTGTCCTTCTGCAAATTCTGGATGAATTTGTAATACGTCAATTTTATATTCTACAAAACCGTTACATGTTTTAGGTTCTTCATTATCTGGACCTTTTATTTGATTGTTGCATCTATACTTAATATCAACAATTTCATTGACCGATCTTGCTCGAAGATTCAAGAATAAAAATTCTAAATCAAATACTGGTAATGTATCGATATCAAGTTCTGTTATGATACAATTTTTAAGTACCTGTTTTATCGATTCAATTATTTCTTTTGTTTCAGTTGCCTGAGCAGACATTAAAAGTAACTTTTGTTCCTTTACTAGAAACGGTCTAAATTTTACTACTTGGTTGTTTGATGGTAATATCGCTTCATAAATCGGCACATCAATTTTTGGTAAAGCCATAAAGTAACCCCTTAATAATTATAATGTTGAAATTTTACTTAATACTTCTTTTTGAGCTCTTGCTATTCCAGTACCTATGATACTACTTAGGATATCGTTGGTATCGTACTTACCATCGTAGATTGTTCTATACTTGTAATAAGAAAAATTAACAGTCAATCTATGAAAACCGTCCTCTGCCCAAGAAACTTGTTGTGATGATATACCTGTTGGAAAAGCATCTTCTAATTCTAACGCATATATTTGTTTTACAAAATCATTGTACTGTATGATTTTTATTTGCGTCATGTAATTAGAACCACCTCCTTTTGCTTTAGGAAATCTAAAGTTATGTGTATTTGGTGAACGTATGACTTCCATCCATGCATCAAATAACTTTCTTTCACTAAATTCACTATTACACAAAAAGGTCAATGAAATGTCATTATATGTTGTTTGATTTGGTACTCTAAAAGTTGGTCCGTATATTTTAACATCAGAAGTTGTAAATGATTTTCCTGGAAGTTCAGTAGATTCGCATTGCAAAGACAACCATCTAGTTGCATCATTTTTCCAACTATAACTTGGATCTCGCTCTGTGACATTATTCTGATTACCAGTACGTTGAAGTACGTTTGTAAAATCATTAGCAAGATTTACAAGATTTGAACCTAAACTATCTTTAAATCTTCTGGAAAGTAGTTGAGGTATTGGTACAATTACTTGAAAACGACTAGGCTTTGCTAGACCACCACCTTTTGCATCTAGGTTAGCAAGAAATTGATTTGGTGAAAATGTCATTAGAATTTTTCCTCTGATTCTGCGAATACTCTGTTTTTAGATGCCTTCGCAAAGTTCTCTACTGGCAACAATGCAGCAATATCCCATTCGTTTGCATCTATCTGTACGAATTTGGATTGAATGTGTTTATACAAATATTTCTTTAGGCAAGGAGTGTGTTCGTATATTCTGGAAGTATTTTTAAGGTAATGATAATTTACTCTTAATCTGGTACTTGCATCGTAACGATTATTTGTGTTTGTTTCACTCAACTTGTCTAAAAATATTAATCTTTGTCTTGGACGAATGTAATGTAAATTTAGTCCAAGGAATCCGTCGGAATGTTCTTCAATAGGTATGACCAAAGGAAACTTATCGTAGTATTCTAAGAATTCTTTAGTCTTTGGATCGTAGTAGTAGAAATACATACCACCTACGATTGAAGAATCCCTTAGTCTAGGTTTATCTTCCGTTAGTCTAGTTCTCGATGGATTTAGACTTTTGATTTTAGATTGTAACCACGCACGAGCTTTATCGGTACGTGCAGTCAATCCCTCTTTTTTCAGAGAACTTTCTATTCGATTTATTAAGTATGCCATCGTCTATTTATCTCACAAACCAAGGTGTTTCTCAGTTATGATTTTAAATTCCCATCCGTGATCTTTGCAGAACTCGGTTGCTGCTTTCCACTTAGATTGATTGATGACGTAGGTCATAGATTCCTGAATGTACTTCTTTGTCTTTCGTTTCTGTTCAGGTTTCTTGGTTTGAATCTCAGGTTTGACTTCAATCACATACGTCATAACGGTACCATCTTTGCGTTTCATCTTTGCCACAAAGTCTGGGAAATAACGATGTTTCTTATTGTCAATTGGGTTGTAGTATGGTATAATAAGCTCTTCGGACGCCCACCAGATTACTTCCGGATGATCGTCTAGATACTTCATTACACGTAGTTCCCACAGAGAACGGTAAATGATATTATTTGCATTTCCGTTGTATTTTGTGGGGTTCTTGGGTTTAAATGTTCCTTTGTATGACATAAATACTATCTAGTTAATCTTTCAGGGCAATCCAATGGACTTCAACTTTTTTGACGTAAAATACACCACAGAAGAATATGTGGGTTCAGACCTTAATACTCGTAATAAAAACAAAAATGGTGTGAACAGTTTAAACGGGTTCACTACATCAAGATATCCACTTGACCTTGGAGATATTGATAAGAATCATTTTGTGTTTTTTACTATCTATCAACAAGTTAGATCATCAGACGCAACACGTAGTATAGCAACAGGTAGTGGTGGAAACGTAAACTCAACTAGTCAGATGCGTACCAAATTATCATCTCAAGGTGTTAATATAAGTGCGGCACCAGGGATAGTTGCGGGACAAGAAATTTTTCAAAAAGCAATAAACACCGTAGCAACACCAATTCAAAATAATAAGGCATTTAAATCTCTTGCTGATAGGTATCCACAAATAGTAAATGCTGTTGGTGCCGGAGCAAAATCATTTCAAGATTCTGCACAAATTATGCCAGTAACGGATGGTAATCTTTTTAATCAAGTTGAACAGATAGTGGATGCTATTGCTTTGTATATGCCAGACACAATGGCATTCAGTTCAAGTCAAAGTTACTCAGATGTGTCTATGAGTGATATCGGTTTAGGATTAGTTGGTGCTTCTGCTTTATCTGAATTGATGAAATCGAATATGGACATCGGAAAGATTTCTAAGATTATTGGTGGAAATATAAGTCCTTTTGCTTATGCAGGAATAAAGAAAGCGTTGGGAACTTCTGGAACCAGTTTGTTTACAGCATTTACTGGGCAAGTAATGAATCCACAACTTGAACTGTTATATGCTAGTCCGTCTTTTAGAGAATTTAGTTTAGACTTTATGTTCTATCCAAGAAGCGAAATGGAAGCATATGAAGCATATAAAATTATAGAATTGTTTAACTATCATTCTGCTCCTGAAGTTAAAACTGGAGAAGCTGGATTTTTCATGTATCCTCCGTCAATGTTCGATATTCAATTTATGTACGCAGGTAAAGAAAATACAAACTTACCAAAAATGTCTAGTTGTGTTCTAACAAGAGTTGACGTTGATTATGCTCCTAATGGATTTGCTACATACGAAGATCCTGATAATACTGAATCACCTTCATTAGGTGGTACAGGTACTCCTATTGCAACAAGAATGACTTTACACTTTAAAGAAACACAAATACAGTCTAAACATACTATCCTATATAATAATGCGAATAGAGGTGCGTTTAAAACTAATCAATCTAACCCAACCAACATAACACCGAAACCTCCAACGACACAATCCGATGCAACTTTATCTACGGTAGACAACCCAACTTTTGAAACAAGATCGACTTCAAAATAACATGTCAAAATATTTTTCTTATTTTCCAAAAACATCATATACAGTTTCTCCTAATGGGGATAGTATAGACTTAGTTACAAATATAATGACAAGATTCAAGATGCAAGAATCTTTTAAAGAAAACACAGCAGTTTTTAACAAGTATACTATTAAAGATGGAGATACACCAGAATCAATAGCTTATGATTTTTATGGTGATGTTGAATATCATTGGATTGTATTATTGTATAATAATATACTTGATCCACAATTCAACTGGCCACTTGAAGATAGATCGTTGAGTAGGTACATAGATTCCAAATATGAAACCTATGCTGATACTGCAAACAATGAAACAGGATTGGTTTGGTCAAGATCGAATATACATTCTTACTATAAAGAAATAACTACAACAACATCAAAAAATATTTCACATACTCAGATTATTCAGATCGATGCACCAACTTATGCAAATACTATATCACTATCTGTACCTGTTACTTTATCAAGTGGTGAACAGATAACTAAATCGACTATAAGAAGTTCAAAAACATATTTTCAATATGAGTATGATGTTAATGAAAATCTGAGATCAATTAAAATTTTAAAACCAGAATTTATTTTTGCATTAAGAGATGAATTCCGTAGAACTATTGCATAATGGAAGAAATTAATCAAACCACAGATTATAATATAATTTTTTTATCGATGGTTGGTTCAGACGGAACCTTGCACGATTTAAGAAGTATTTTTGTCGAATTGAATATCTATGATACTGTAATGTTCCCTTCAGTTTCAGGTAATATTATAGTTGCCGATGCTGTTGGATTAATCAATAAATTGAAATTTGATGGATCTGAAGTTTTATTGATAAGTATGGGAAAAACGGAAACGGAACTAACATACGTTAATAAATTTAGAGTTTATAAAGTTGACAATAGAAATCCATTAAATCAAACTAGTGAAGTTTATTCTTTACATTTTATTAGTGATGAATACATTCTTTCTTCTCAAAGAAAAATAAATCAATCATTTCTTGGAGTTTATTCTGATATAGCATCAAAGATTATGGTCAATAATCTTAATTTAAAACCAAGTAGTATAATTGTTAGTCCATCTAGTGGTATAAAGAATATTGTTGTTCCAAACTTATCTCCGATTGAATCATTAGAGTGGATGGCATCAAGAGCTGTCAATGAAGATTCTGTTCCTAACTTTTTATTCTTTGAAAATAAACACGGGTACAATTTTGTTTCATTGTCCGATATGATTCAATCAAAAGAAATTGCTAAGATAAATGTTGATCCTAAAAATTTAGGCAAAACTTTTTTTAGAGGTAAAGATAATACTACGGAAATGGGAAATGAGTTTGTAGGAGCAAGAGAATTTAAAACGATTTCTCAATTAGACTTTTTAAAGACAGTAAAGAGTGGTTCGTATGCTGGAACCTTTTTAGGATTTGATCCTATTACTAGAACATTCGATAAACAAAAATATGATTATTCAACATATTATGGAAAGAATCCAGTTCATAATAATAAAGTACCAAATATTCCTTTAGTTTATGATGTTGAAGGTAAGTTGAATATAGAAAATTATGATTCAAAAAAAGTTATGTATTCTTCTGCTTTAAACAGATTGAATAGTGAGTACATAAAAAAATATGGAAATGCTATAGAAAAAAATGTTGATGATAATCCACAAGAATATGTTTTACAACGTCCAGCAATTTTAAGAATGTTTTTCAGTAAAAGAGTAAAGTTAGTTATGCCTGGGAATTTTAATTTAACATCTGGACACACAGTTTTAATAAAAGTTCCAGATAGAAGTCGTGTTCAAGGAGATGAAAATAAAGATGAAAGTCTTTATGGTAAATATACAATCATATCCACAAGACATATAATAACATATACTAAACATGAAACTATTTTTGAAGCCTGTACAGATTCGTTAGATGGAACACAATTTAATCCACCATCAACTGCTCAAAATGCATATTTGGATGATGCATATAAACTTGAAAACATTTCGACGATCACGATTTAGGATTAATAATGAACGATAATCAATTTGCAGGATTAAATGGATTTGTTTGGTGGGTTGGTGTTGTTGAAGATCGTCAGGATCCTTTAAAACTTGGTAGATGTAAAGTAAGAATTTTTGGATGGCACTCTGAGAATATAACAGAAGTTCCGACTGAATTACTTCCTTGGGCACAAGCAATGATGCCTTTGAATAATCCTAATCCTTACACACCAAAAGAATCTGATGTTGTTATTGGATTTTTTATTGATGGAAGAAACGCACAAACTCCAGTAATGATGGGTGTGCTTCCAGGGATACCTCTAAAAGAATCAAATCCACAACAAGGATTTAATGACCAAAGAACTGATGCACAATTAAATGTTGCACCTTCAAAACTTGAAGATGCCAAAACACGTTATCCTAGACACATTGACGAACCAACGACATCGAGACTTGCACGTAATCAAAGTCCTACACAAATAGACTTAGCAAAAAATAATGTTGATAGTCTTATAGAGAAGAATCCATCTTATAATGCTAAGTATCCATATAATAATGCAGTTGAATCAGAATCTGGACATGCGTTTGAAATAGATGATACTCCAGATAATGAAAGAATTAATATATTTCATAGAACAGGATCACATTTAGAAATGCGACCAGATGGTTCTATGCAACAAAAGGTATTATCTAATAGTACAAGAATTATTGAAGGTGATGAATTAACTCACATCAAAGGAAATAAACTTACCTACGTTGATGGTGATATGACATATATTGTAAAAGGTAATGTTACATTCCAAGTAGAAAAAGATTTTCTTACACAAGCAAAGAATGTTGTATTTTCTGCTAAATCTAAGTTTAGTGCTTCTGCTGGAACGATGGCATCTGTTTCCGGTAAAATCTCAAGCTCATTGGGTGGCGGATTCTGTCCAGTAACAAGTGTATCTGGTTTAATGACTACTGTTTCTGGAACATCGTCATTGAAGTTATCTGGAGCAATGATCGATTTGACGAACGGTGGATCTGGAACTGCTAAAGATGCGGCAACAACAACTCCTACTGAAAGTGCAACGACTGCTGCTACATCAGGAAGTGTAGTTGGTGAACAAAGTTATGCAGCATTAGGACAAGTATCTTCATCAGCAGTTACTAATGCTGAGGCAGCTGCAACACAAGGTTCTAGTGCATTCCTTGGTGGTTCATCTGTTGTTGATATAACTAAAAATGCTGCAGGTGATGGAAGTTATGTTGCACAGAGTCCAGTATTGTCAACTCCTTGGAGTGGATTTAATAGTTCAATGGTGCAGAATATAACTAATCCTAGTGCATCTTTAGCACAACAAACACAAGAAGCATTAAAACAAGGTTTAGATAATGCTGTACAAACAGTCAAGAATTTACCGTCAACAGTAGTAGAGAAAACAGGTTATAACGATTACATTAAATCACAAACTGTCGCACTTGCAAAATGGGATGTTGCTTCGGCTACAAATAATTTAAAAGATTATCAGAATGCTGTTTCTGCTACTATTGACGCTGCAGGTAAAGCAACTCAGATGGCAGTCAATGTATCAAATCTTGAAAATGATGTTATTTCTGTAAAAGCTTTAACTACAGATTTTTGTATAGGTGAATCTGCAAAACAATATGTGAATAATATTAAAGACGATTTAAAAGCAGCAAAAGAAAAGGCAAGAGAGTTATTTAAGAATTACAGTAAGTCTACAACTGACATGATAGAGAATGCTTCAAATGATTTGAAGAATAAGATGAAAGCTATGAATGAAAAATCTATCGATGAGTGGATAGATAGTCACCTTTATGACACATCTTGTGCTGCATGTGCTCAGGAAGCACTTACATATAGACAGAATGGAAAAACTCCAAGTGAGACTGAAAAACTTCTATCGGAATGTTTATATCGTGAATATAAATCTATAAGAGATAGAAATGCTGGTAATTTACCAATAACAAGTGCTGATCTTGTAAAAGCTAAAAAGAAAGAATGTTAATATGTTTGCAGCTAAACAATTAGATATAGTTTCTGACAGAGGTGTCATATGTGGTACTGGACATCCTAATGTTAGAATCAATGGAATACCTATGGCTGCATTAGGAGACAAAGTTGCACCACATGCTTGTTGTGGAGCTCCTGGATGTGAAATACATTGCGTTGCAGTTTTATCTATGGGATCTATTCGTCCAAACATTCGTGTTAATGGACAACCGATAATTATTCAAGGCGATGTTGCGACATGCAAAGAACCAATTAATAGACAAGGAAAACCTAGTTTGGTGATGGTACTATAATGGGAACTTTATACGATTCACTACAATTAAATTTTGATACGTCAAAATTCGGAGAAGCACTTGATCCGATGGGAGACTTGCAGGTTAGAATAGATGAGAGTTATCCAGTAATTCAAAAGTGGCAGTATGATGCAATAGCAAATAATCAAACTTCATCTAGTTTATATTTTAGAAATCCTGTGGCTAATGTAGTCAACTCTATAATTTCTACTATAAGTTCTGCAAACACTTTTATATATGGATTTGGTATTCTTGCTAATGCGAATGTTGTCATTTCAGGATTATCAAATACCGCAAATACTTTCTTGATACATACGCAAAGAGTATCTGGTGTTTCTTCTTCACCGAACACTTTAGAACCAGATTTTTTTACAGCAACAGGATATGGTCAGATAGCATTTTCATTAGTAAGTAAGTTTGAAGGTATATCAAACAACTCTCCAGTTTTAGGAAGTATGACTAGTCTTTTTGTTGAAGATGATTTACTTACATATTCAAATGAACTATCTGCAGCTTCATTGGAACTTAAAAATAGTATAGTTGCGGTTGGATTTCCATACACATACGTATCGAATTTATCATCGATAAGAATCACACAAATATTGAATACTATGAATGCTGCAAACAATTTCATGTATGACAGATATACAAATGACAAAGGATATTTTGGTAGAGTTTTAGCGTTGGCAAATAACTACGATCAAATGATAAAATATTCTGCATTTAATGATTTATCTGCACATTTAGTAAACAATTATGTTGGAACCGATAAGTTAAAAAATAACCTATAAATAGAAGATGGCAACCTCATTTACAAACGTAACAAGACAATATAGAGACTTGGATTTGAATTTTAACATTCATCCTGTCCGTAAAGACATCAATAAAAATGTTGGTGATATGGCTGTTATTAACTCCATCAAAAATTTGATTTCCACAAACAATTATGAGAGATTATTTAATCCCATATTTGGTGGAAATATTAGAGCAATGTTGTTTGAAAATATGGATCCGGTAACTGCTCTCAGAATGGAAAAAGAAATAACCAGTATGATACAGAATTATGAACCTCGTGCGACTCTTAATTCTGTGACTATTGTTCCTCAGTATGAGAGTAATGCGTATGATGTCAAAATTAAATTTCGCATAGTTAATCGTCAAGACCCAATACAGATTTCATTTCAATTAGAGCGACTACGATAATGGCAGACCGTTTACAAATAACAGACCTTGATTTTGATACAATCAAGACCAACTTAAAAACATTTTTAAGTCAACAATCAGAATTTCAAGACTATGATTTTGAAGGTTCTGGATTAAGTATCCTTTTGGATGTTCTAGCGTACAATACGCACTATAACGCATACTATCTAAACATGGTAGCTAATGAAGCATTCATGGATACAGCTTTACTTAGAGATTCAGTAGTATCACATGCAAAATCTTTAGGTTATATTCCTTATTCAAGATCACCTGCTGTTGCAAATGTCAATATTCAAGTAATTGTCAATTCAAACGATCCTGTTCAATCTTTGTCTATTCCAAAAGGATTTAATTTTCAGTCAAATCTAATTGACAATAAATCTTATACATTCAATGTAATTGAACCTTTAACAGTATCAAGAACTGGAGACTCGTTTTATTTTGATAATGTTGATTTGTATGAAGGTGTTCTAATTTCTTTTAGTTCAACATATGATTTAACAACAAATCCAACTTCAGTATTCACTATTCCTGATACGAATATTGATACTACTACGTTAAAGGTTACAGTTCAACCTTCTGCGGGAAATAGTGCAATAGAGACATATTCTCTTGCAAGTGATATTCTAAGTGTTGATTCAACTTCCGCTGTTTATTTCTTACAAGAAGGTA